ATCCCGCTGTACTACGCCTACCAGCCTGACCGTCCGATGGACGGATACTCTGCCTTGTCCCGGGTGTATGACCAGTTCTCCGAGAAGAACATCTACCGCACCTTCATGGCAAACGCGACCCGTCGAGACTCTCGGCAGTTCCTTGTCCGGTCTGGTGCATTCAGTGCAGAGCAGATGCAGAAGCTTTGCTCTGGTATGGACGGTGCCTACGCAGAGACAGACTCACAGGAGCCGTTCGGCAACCTCATCGCAGCGGTGCCCAACGTCCCCCTGAGCAGCAACCTCGACCGATACCTCGGACAGATTGAGTCGGACATTCAGGTTGCCTCAGCCATCAGCGTGTTCACCCGGGGCGAGGCCAGCAAGGCCACCGCTACGGAGATCACCGCTCTGTCTTCCTACGCTGCATCCTCAGTCGGCAAGATGGCACGAGAGCGGGACGGAATGATCGAGCGTCTGAGCAAGACTTACATCAGGATGCTCCAACTCTTGACCGATGAGAAGGACAAGGCCGTCGTGGTGGTGGACGGAATCCCGACCATCATCAGCGCAGCGATGCTCGAAGGACGGTTCCGGTACGCAGCCCTCGACCAAGCAGCTACTCCGCTCAGCGATGCCTTGAAGCGTCAGCAGTTCCTCTCCATCTTGCCGGTGCTGGGTCAGGTGGGTGTCTCCACTCAGCGCATCAAGGAGTACGTCGTCCGAGAGTTTGACCTCCCCGAGTCGTTCCTCGACGAAGACGAGCCGACCCGCCTGCCGTCAGGTGAGGACGTGCCGACCGGGCCAGAGGGTGAGGGCATCCAGAGGACGCCTGCCGAGATGCTCGCCATGAACCTTCAGTCCAGTCCGAGAGGTTGAGATGCCGATGTACCTGTTCACCTGTGCAGTGTGCGACATGACCACAGAGGAGTTGGTCAAGCGGCCAGCACCAGATGCAATCGATTGCGTCATGTGCGGAAAGCCAGCCAAGCGTCTTCAGGTCTACCGCATCGCCCGCACCCCGGGAAGGTGGGGCGACCAGACCGGCAAGTACGGGGTCAACGGCTACTACGACAAGGGCCTCGGTGCGACCTACCACTCCAGCATGGAGCGGGAGAAGATTATGAAGGCCAAGGGCCTCGTGTCTCTCGAAGACTACGGCACCCATATGTGGGAAGACGAGACTGAGAAGCGGCTCGCCAAGGCCAAGCGACAGCAAGACCTCTCCGATAAGCTGGAGGCGGCGAAGGCCAAGCACGGCGACGACGTGGCCAAGGTCTACGAGGAAGCGATGCCCGCCGAGAAATGCCTCGCGGGTGACTACGACAATCTGTTTACTGCGGAGTGAAACATGGAAACCCCCGAAGGAATCATGGCTGAGATGAACGAAGTGTCCGAGGCTGGCAACGCCTTGACGGACGAACTGGTGGACGAGCAAGCACTGAACGGAGATTTCTCCAAGGGTGCGACCAAGGCCTTGGCGAAGGCCATCAACCTGCTGCTCCCCTCGTTCGGCATCGACGAGCCACTGGCTGAGGACTACGAGCTTGAGGGTGGACGGCTCCCGATGGAGATGGACCGGCTCGTGTTGTCGATCCGTGACGCCATCAACGACGCCATCGAGGAAGACATTCTCGACGCCGATATGGCCATCGACCTCGAAGCCATCAAGGACGACACCGACCTCAACAGCCTGACCGCTCGCATCCGTATGGCGGCAGCAGACAAGGGCTTCAAGCGCTGGCTCTCTGACGAGGTCGAGGAAGCAGAGGAAGCAGTCGAGGCTGTAGTCGTCGAAGCTGATGCTCCCGACGTTGCAGACGAAGCGCTCATGATGAGCCGACTGTAGACCACCACACCCCATAGAGAGGACTTTGGGCATGGAAACAACTACTGACACTGGTGCCTCCGTCGAGGCCAGCACAGACACCACGACGGAGGCGAGTGATGCAACCACTCAAGAAGCCGCTGACACAACCGCTGAGGCTACCGCTGCACCAGCCAATGACCAGCCCCCCGCCGAGGCGTTCACCCTCGAAGACTTGATTGGAGCCGACCTCGGTGCCGACCCCATCATGCAGGGCGAGCACAAGGGACTGCCTCACTACAACGAGATCCTGAAGCACCTCCCCGAGAACGGGCGCAAGCTGATCCAGAACTTCCGGTCGAGCCTCACCCGGCGACAGCAGGAATACTCATCGCTGAGCAAGCAGTTGGAGGCGGAGCGTGCAGACCTCCAGCGACAGCGTGCCCTGCTCAGCAACTCCCCGGCAGCACAGGCCATCGCTGCTCAGGCCGAGAAGGGCTTGGCCGAGGGCGTTGACCCTTGGAGCGAGGAAGGCCTCAACGCACTCATCGAGCAGAAGGCTGCGCAGATGATGCAGAAGGTGTTGGCTCCCATGCAGGAGGAGGTCCACGTAGCGCAGCGTCGTGCTCAGCTTGAGCAGTTCAAGACGGCTCACCCCGACCTGACGGACAACGCAGAGGTGAAAGCTGGCGTGGTCGCGCTGCTCAAGGACAACCCGGAGATGAAGCTGGAGACAGCATATTGGGCAGTCCGAGGAAAGAGGGACGCCTCCGCCCAGCAGCGCGCACGAGAGGAACGACAGCAGACCCGCACGGATCAGCGGTCGGCCCTGCTCAAGACCAGCACCGGACAGCGTGTCATCAACGGTGTGCGTCAGCCCAAGTTCAAAGATGGATGGACGGCTTACAAGTGGCACCGAGACAACAAGGGCGGTTGACCAAGCAAGGTACGAACGCTATTATTCGAGGGAGCGCGAGACTCCCTTGGACTACCTCAGCCTCCCCGAGACAACGACCCGCCAGCAGAGCGGACACCGTACTGACCGGGAAGCATAGGTAGAAACTCCAATCCCAAAGGGACACCAGTCATGGCCATCACCAATGACCTACTCTCCTCGACGCTGTACAGCATCCGTGACAACTTCGTCGATGAGCTTTTCAAGAAGACCGCGTTCCTCGACCACGCTCAGAAGATGGGCGGAGTCGAGCGCGAAGACGGCGGCATCAAGGTCCAGCGACCGCTCTCCATCGTCGAGCACTCCAGCATCAGCAACCTGAGCGGCACCGGATACGAGCCGGTCAACATCGCCATCAACGACGTGCTCCGTCCTGCTGTCTACGACTGGACTGACTTCGTTGCTCCCATCGCCATCTCCAAGAAGGAGGAGCTTGAAAACTCAGGTGAAAGGGGCATTGTCAAGATCGTCGAGGCTCGTACCAAGAACGTGTTCGGCCTCCTCCGTCGCGAGACAAACCGTCAGATCCTCGCGGGCAACAGCACCACGCTGAGCACCCTCGACACCCTGAACGGTACTTCCTCTGGCTCCGCTACTGGCTTCTTCGAGAACCTTGCTACCGGCTCGCAGACCAACGTGGTCGGTGGTGTCAGCAAGGCAACGTACCAGAGCACTCGTGGTTGGCAGAACCAGCGCGCTACTGCGGCCTCCGCCTTCGCGACCAACGGTCTGGCCGCGATGAACAGCATCTACCTGAACGCCAACGAGTGCGCACCGATGGGCGACATCAGCCTCATCATCGCGTCGGTCGCAGGCATGAGCAACTACAAGCGTCAGCTTTTCGCCAACGAGCGGTACGTTGACCCGAAGGTGCTCGACGGTGGCCGCATGGCTCTGGCCTTCGCTGGTGCCATGATGGAGCAAGACAGCGACATGCCCATCAACGCTGGTGTCGGAACCGACGAAGCCACGATGTACTTCATCAACTTCGACGGCATCAAGCTGGTGTTCCACTCGGACGCCGAGTTTTCCATCATGCCCTTCGTTGACTCTCAGGGAAGCACCGCTCGCGTTGCTCACATCTACACCAAGATGTGCCTCGTCGCAGACCACCTCGGTTCCTGCGGTGCCCTGTTCGACGGCGACACCTACTAAGCCCACCTTCAAAGGAGCAAATCAATGTCTTCCTACCGAGTCATTCAGTACCTTGAGGGCGAGGCCGCAGACGGCACCGCTCTCGGCCCCGAGGTTTCCAACCGTCGCGAGGTCGAGACTTTCCTCGCCACCGGCACCATCGTCAAGGGTGACGTGGTGATGAGCGCTGTTGCAGTGTCGGGTGCCAAGCGTGCCCTGTCCGTGCTCCAGTGTGCCAACGTCGCCACCGGAAACGCTCTCGCCATCGGTGTCGCGCTCAACGCTGCCACTGCTGGCCAGCGTGTCGATGTCGTCACCTCTGGCTACGTCGAGGGCGTGAACTGCACCGCAGGCACCATCGCCGCTGGTGCCCCGCTGTCTGCTGGCAAGGCCGCTGCTGGTCAGGTGGAAACCTCCGCCGCTGGTGACCTTGCTGGTTGCTTCGGTGTCGCGATGGAGGCCAAGGGAGCCACCACCACGAACAAGGTCGCCATCATGGTCAAGAAGCAGTTCTGATCTCAACGCACCCCGGCTCCCACCGGGGTCACTGGCCGCGTCCCTCTGTCCTCTGAGGGGCGTGGCTTTCCCTACAGAGGTGTGGCCTTGAACCTGCTACAGATGCGGCAAGCAGTCGCCAACAAGACAGACCTCGACCCAGAGGAATCCAGCTACCGGGACCAGATTACGCTCTTGCTGAACGAGGCATACGAGACAGTCTGGTCTGAGGCAGTATGGGACTTCAGTCAGAAGCTTGACTTTCTGCCGATGTATCCCGACCTGACCAACGCCCGCACAGGGAGTGAGGTCACCACGAACGACGGCTCCAGAGTCGTTGACTTCAGCATCGCCATCCCCATCCTGACGTTCCGCAAGGAGGTCTGGGAAGGCAACATCATCGAGCTACATGGCCGGGAATACACAATCCTACAGGTCAACAGCACGACACAACTGGTGACGACCGAGGCCATCCGTCACCCCATCGCCCCGACCGTCAGCCCGGTCACCTTGGCGAACCAGAAGGACTGGAAAATCAAGGCCCGGTTCTACACCCTGCCTGACGACTGCGTGCAGATCCTCAGCCTCGCTCACCGGGACGCACCGATCCCCGGCTCCCGAGATGGCTACCGCCAGAAGGTCTGGGGTGTGGCCAACAGGGTCGAGGAATGTGGCGGCTTCGACGAGGACAGGACGCAGGACTTCGCTGAGTTTTACGTGCCCATCCCTCCGACCATCGTCCCTCCTGCTGAGGTCTTGACGATGGCGTTCACCATCGTCCCCAACACCACGCAGGGCACATTCATCCCGGCCTACTACTACGAGTTTTGCTGGGCCTTCATGTCGCCTGACGGCACCCTCGGTCCCCTCAGCCAGCCCACCATTGCACAGGCTCCGGTGGACAGCGAGACACCAGCCAAGACCTCGACCTGCACGCTGACCTTCGTGTCCTTCGACGGCGTGCTCATGAAGAACCGGAACGTGAGCTACACCACCAGAGGCAACCCCGAGCCTCTGGAGGGCCTGCGCAAGAAGGTGTTCTTCAACAGCAACTTCAACCGCAAGACGGGTGAGCGGCTGGGTGAGCCGAAGTGGCTTGAGGTCACCACCGGTACGTCAGCCTTGACGGACACCACGAACACAGCCAATCAGGCAGCGGTCGCCCTCGACTCCGAGTCGGCCATCACCTTGCTGTTCGAGAACGGCCTCTACCCGGGCAACCCTCAGTACGTCGAGTGGGACGGTAGCCACAAGCGCATCCGGCCATGGCCGAGGGTGGATGGCTACGACCAGCAGTACAGCAGCACCACAGCCACCACAGGACGCCTCGAAGGCGGAGCCGACTACTTCCGGCAAGCGGAGCTTCGGTATCTGGTCAAGCCCAAGCGGCTCCGGTACGACACCGACACCCCGGCTCTGCCGTGGCAGATGCACCAGCTTATCGTCAACCGGGCACTGGTGGACGTGTACCTCAAGAGCAACAACATCAACCTTGCAAACTACTATACCAAGATTTATGAGAAGCAGATGGTGCAGTTCAAGGGGAGGTACTTGACCAAGGAGGACTTCGCTTGGCAGAGGGGACGGTTCAACATGGGGGACACCCGAACCTTCCTCAGCCATAGAGACTACAACGTCACGCTGGAGTCTTGATGGACACGCTCAAGATT